CGTCCACCACATTCATGATGTCTTCTAGTAGAGTGTCGATGGTCTTCATGCGGCAACAACCTCTTCGGTAGCTGCTGTCATTGTGGTCAACCACTCAGCGCTGATGTCTCGTGTTGACATCTTCTCTAGCTCCAGAGGGGTTAGCATGTAGGACAACGTCTCGTTGAGAGAGTCATAGAAGGGAATGTTCGTAGCGTCATTAGCTCGCTCGATGTCCTCTAGTACGGTAACTAGACGTAGGGTTACTGCTGTGTCTAGGCTTTGCATCATTTGTGCTGCGTAATTCATTATGATTTTCCTTTGTTGATAAGGTATTCTGAGAGTGTAATTAGTCCCAAGATAAGGCAGGCCCCGAGGCCAAACCCAGTGGATAGTGCGAGGGCGTATAGAAAAGGTTCAATAAACATTAGTACGGTTCCCTAATTGTATAAGAGTTGAGGTTACGAACAACATCCATTGGGACACCGTTCACTTGTGTACGGACAGCAAACTCTGAGCCAACCTGTTGGTCAGGTGACTGGAGTTGAACCTGGAAGACGGCATTCAATGCCGCCCCCATGAGTTCCTGTCCACAGTCTAGGATAATCTTGTCCATTAGAAGGGTAACTTCTTCTCGCCACCTTCACCATCTTCAAGGGGTGGTAGCTCTACGTGTTCGATAACTCGCACACCTTCTAGCCGACAACCTGTGCCCACCTTAGTGTCATACACTGTGAAGGCCACCTCGACCAAGGAACCGTTACCGATCAAGGTACCATCCCAAGGGTTTCGGTCAGCATCTACCACCTGAGGTACACCACCGAAGTCTGCGATAGTACCGTGTGTCATCTTACGTTTGAACTTAACAGACATACCTTCGTCTGTTGCCTTAGGTGTGGTACGAGCACCAGTTGCAACAAATGCATCCAGCTCTTCCTTCTCAAGGATCAGGTCAATAGTGCAAGCACCACCTGGACCATGGAAGTCTTCGTTCTTGTCTTTGTTGTGAGCGAATACCTTAGCCCACATTGCTTTGCCTTGTAGTTTGTACGTACTTGAAGCCATCTGTTGATTCCTCTTATAGCTTTCTGATTTGCCGATAGGTTAATAGTAAAGTAGTTTTGTTATCCTGTCAAGGATTAAAGTCTGTAGTCAAGAGACATAATATTAGGCTGTTGGTAAAGAGGTATAAAGCTATTAGTATACTTTTCTACAAACCCATGTACAACACCTGCACCGTAAGCTGTCAGGCCGTACGACTCTTTACCACAAAAGTAAACAGAACCAGAGTAACCACTGAAGTTGTAAGAAGTCTCTGTCTCGTGAACCTCAGTAATCCCACTGTTAAGTTGCCAACTGTCGGCACTGAGGTAACCCCCAGACCAACACCCAAAGACCTTGTAGTGCGGGTCCTCTCCTTTGATCTGGATGATAATCCATTTGTCTGGGTGATAGCTACTCATCTTCATTCTCCTTATCCTCTGTTCCAAATGCTTAGTAGTTCTTCTTCTGTCCTAGCTCTGATTTGTATAGAACAGTTCTGGAAGCCGTCTCCTTCCGGTATCCTTCCATTGTGATAAAGGTGGTAGTATTGTGCAGGAGAGTAACCCTTAACACCCTGCCAAGTCTGGCCTCCAGGTTCTATACGGACATCCTCGCTGCCACAGAATGGGCACCTAGTCATAGTCATTCTCCTTAGTGTGTGTGTTTCTTTAGGTAGTCTATAGCTTTCTGTAAACCTTCAACTGTGTAAGACACACTAGTGCGTTGAGAGCCAATTGTTAGTCCCATCCTCAGGCCTCCCTATCTTAGTCTCCCCTGACATAGGGCATAACAGCCCTAGTTCTTCTCCTGTGGCTATAAGCGCTTTACACTGTAGTTCACCTACTCTTTGTGCTTCTTCGTATGTACCACATACCTCTGTCTGCCATTCGTCATGAACTATATTTGATTGCCGGAAGTTTAGACCATCCTCAGTGCACCACTTATCCCACAACCAGTTAGCTCTCTTCATCACTACAGCCTCACCGTTCTGCAGGTAACCAGCAAGCATTAGGTACTCACTTGGACAGATTACTTTACGTCCGTCCAGACCTTCAAAGTAACCTCGGGATGCGTCACGCTTGATAAGTCCAGACTTGAGTTTCCCAAGTCCCTTGGTACTGTTAATGAAGCTTTCCACCGCTTTCTTAGCCACAGATACTGAACATCCAAGGATTCTAGCGACTTTAGCGTTTCCTGCACCGAGTAGGAAGGCGTAGATGAAAGTCTTACTATGATCTCTAGTAAGATACTCAAGTCCGAGTGCTCTGCGGTTAACGTTGTGGATATCGGTTCCATCTTCCTTCTTACCTTCTGTGATAGCCTTAACATAGTCGTCGTTCTTAAGGTAGTGAGCAAGGATACGTAGCTGGATAGACTCAGCGTCTGTACCTACAAGGTAGTTTCCCTCGTCCACTGTGAACATCTGTCGAAGCTTACCGTCGAAGCGTTCCTTAACGGCGTCAACAGCGGTGATAACCTCATCGTGGAATGGTGATGAGATGTTTGCTAAGTTAGGGGAGGAGTGAGACATACGATGAGTCCACGCCCCGATGTGCCAGAAGTTTGTACGAATACGACCGTCAGCCTCACACTCCCTGATACGCTCCTCTAGTGGCTTAAGCCTACCGTTGAGGCACAACCACTCAGCAAGGTCACGAGCACCCTGAGGTGCAGAGGCAGGCAGTGTGTCAAGGTTCTCATCGGTTACTGTCCAACCATAGTGAGAGAACTCCTCCTTCTTGGTGTCGTACATCTCCTTAGTGAGAATCTTCTTACCCCATTTCTCTCCAACCTCACCTCGCATAGTGAACTTGTAGTGTGCCTTAGACTTCTCGATAGGACTCCATCCTGCATCCCATAGCTTGTCAATACGGTGCTGGTGTGACCCTGGGTTAAACGATACCCAGTTAAAACACACCAACTCATCACCGTCAATGACGGTCTTAGGGAAGTTATCCATAGCGTTAGCTGTGGTAGCGTAGAGTTCACCGTCAGCCTTGATACGGTACTGAATACGGTGTACTTCCTTAAGTTCAGGAGGGAAGGCACGTTGCATCTCTACACCCAGTTCCTCTAGTCTATCTTGTATCTGAGGCAGAACTTCGTAAGCTAACTCAAGGTTAAACTTAAAGCCATTGTCGTGTATCTTCTTACACAGAATAGCCATCCGATGTTCTGTCTCCATAGACATAGCCCAAGCTGGATCATCAATGTACTTCTTATACTTGTTGAAAATCTTAGTGCCAAGGTCAACGTCATCCTGACAGTAGGACAACATCTCAGGGGTGTAGTTCTCCCAGTCATTGAAGACTGTCTTGGGTTGCCCCAAGGAGATACCAATCTCATCTAGCCCGTGACCTGTGTAACCTGTGTAGTTAACAAGACGAGAGACAACAAAGGTATCACAGATTTTATCAATGGGGATAACGGTGGACCCGAGAAGCTTATTCATCACGGGACCATCGTAGCTTATACCGTTGTGGAATACCCAACGGTCTACTGTCTTAGCGTAGGTAACGAAGTCATCATACCCAGAGTTAATGTCCCACGACTTGTAGGCTTTCTCTCCGAGTTCTTTGTTGACGACACACCATAGCTTGTCAGGGTCGAGACCATTAGTCTCACAATCAGATATTACTGTTAGCATTTACTCTCCTTCATAAGGTTCAGGCCAAGCCATCCAAGCGTCAGGTACTTCATCGTCTGATATACCACTCCATGTGCCTCGCATAGTTGACCAGAAGGATTCAAGGACCTGGCCGTTTACAGAGATTAACACTGGGACTTTACTAGTGATACTCTTTGTAAAGGATCGAGCAGAAGTGTGGTGAGTATACTTACGTGTCACTGTAGCTTCCTTAGGTGCTTCATCCATGTTTGTATTCCATTCCATTTAGAACTCCTTCTCTGAAAGTGTGAAAGATTCGGGGTGAAATTCTAACATACCGCCGTATCCTGTTGGACCAACGGGTCGGTTCTTGTCGACGAGGATGTGGGTAGTGTTCTTTGTGTCAATATCCTCGGCAAGCTTATCACGTTGTAGCTTGATGACAACAGAGGCACGCTTACCAATCATACGGCAGTCACGTATCTGTCCATCATCGTTCTCGTGAGCAATGGAAACGATACCCACACCCAGCTCAGTAGCTAGACGAGCCAGCTTAGTGGACAACTCACTCAGCCAACCTTCAATACTCGCATCGTTCTGACGTGAGTAAGCAAGGTCTTGGATAGGTTCGAAGAACACATACCGACAGCCACATACCTCAGCGAAGTATCTGATCTGCTCAAGGATAGACATAGGGTCGTCGTCTACACTCAACGTGAACTGATAGAAGTTCTCACGGTCAGTGAACTCACGGATAGCCTGAAGCACCTCATCCTCAGATGTGCCCTTGTAGCTAGGTAAGTACACAATCTCTTCGTCACCGTTGTCGTTGGTGATAGTCTCAGTATCCTGTAGGGTTACGTCCTTGTCCAAGAAGTAGGAGGCGAGGCCCAACAGGCTACGCTTCTTTGTTTCCTCAAGGTGCATCACTGCGATAGGCACGGTAGGGTGGTTAGCCAGCAGGTTATACTCCAGATTACGCATCAACTCAGTGTTGTGAGTAACAGTGTAGTGGTCACCGCAGAGGTATAGATGGTCCGCATTATCCACTGTGATGCAGCGGGAAGGTACGGACTCAACAGGTACAATACTGCGGATAGTCTTGTGTGTAGCACGACGAGTCTTACAGTACACAACTTTGTCCTGTTTACGTTGGTACTTAAAGATAGGACGATCACCATGGGCAAGGAACCAGATACGGTAAGACATCTTCTTAGGTACACCGTAAAGCTTACTTTGCTTGGAAGTAACACGACACTTGTAGCCAAGGCCACGGGCTAACATCAGAAAGCCATCTTTAAGTTCTGGACTAGAAGTGTAGAACAAACACCCTGAACCCTCAACACCACCATCACTGTCCATCATCCCCTGTAGCAGTGCTTGGCGTTCCTTAGTGCCCGCCGTGAGGTAGGATGTAGGGATGTGTTTGTTACCTAG